CGTAGTGAGGCCGGTCAGCGACGTGATGTCACCATTGGCACCCGAAGCCGCCGCGCCGAGGCTGGTTCGGGCTGCGCCCGCCGTCGTGGCTGCGGTGCCTCCCCGCGCCACGCTCAGCGGCGTAGTGAGGCCGGTCAGCGACGTGATGTCACCATTGGCACCCGAAGCCGCCGCGCCGATGGTGGTCCGCACAGAAGCCGCCGTGGTGGCCGTCACGATGGCATCGGCAAAGGTGGTGATGCCGAGGCTCAGGCGGGCGCCGGAGGCCGTTGTCGCGTTCGTGCCGCCGTCCGCGATGCTAATCGGGACGGACAGCGTGGTGGGGTCGGAGGCGAGGATGACGTTGGTGCCGTCGCAGTAGTAGATGCCCCGAGCACCTTGGGTCACTTGCGTCGGCGTGCCGCCTGAAATCTTCACGTAGAAGTTAAACGCGCCGGTAGTGGCGTTGGTGATCCAATACTGCTGAACCGTCGCCGGGATGATGATGTAGACGTCGCTCGTCAGCGCGCCGACGAAATTGTACGCGATGCGGTTAAGCTCGGATCCAGACAGCGTGTAGTTGCCGCCCGTGACGCTGATCGACGTGAAGTCAAAGGCGAAAATTGCCTCCTGACCGAGGCCGACCGTGTACCAAGTGGCGCCGTCGGTGATGATGGTGGCGCTGTCGCCCGGACGCAGGGCCAGCGTCGAGGCGCCGTTGATAAGCTCGGTGCCTGACGGGTCAATGGTCAGGTCGCCGCCGCCCGCGTTGCGGGCCATCGCGAAGAAGTTATTTCCGGCAGACGCAGCCGTGAGCAAGTTGAGAGTGCCCGCCCCGGACCCGGTCCACACGAACGCACCCGCGCGGCTGGACGTAGCCAACGTCAGGCCCGTGGTGGAGAACGTGGTTACGGGCGCCGACTGCGACAGTGTGGAGCCTGTGACTGTGAGGCCGAAGCCCGCCAGCGCCGATGGCTGCACGGTGGCAGTGGATGCGCCGTAGCGGAACACGCGCCATGTGCCAGCCGCCGTGGTCGTCAAGGCGAGGTAGAGCTGCCACTGCTCGCCGAAGGCCACGGTGGCAAGCGTGTTGCCATCGAAATCCTCGACATAGAAGCTGTAGGAACCGCTCAGATTGTTGAACAGGATCGTCTGGCCTGCGCCGGTCATCGTGGCGTCGGGCATGACGACGCTGTGGCCGCTGGCGTCCGGCGTCACGTCGATGATGCGCGCCGCCGGGTCTTCGGCACCGGAACTCTCAAGGGGCCACTGGAGCGGCGTGTCGGCGCTGAGCGCAATCGACAGATACGACACGTCGGAGGGGTATATGGTGCTGCCGCCGAATACGTTGGTGAAACTCATTTACGCCTCCTTGCGCATGGACGCGCGGTCGAGGATCTTCGCCAAGTCCTCGCCATTGAGCATCGCGGCGGCGCGGTCGTAATACTGCTGCCACGTGCCGATGCGCTCGTCGTTCTTCAGAAATGGTGTGGCCTCAAGCAGCGCGCCGTACAGCAGAAGCTGCGGCGCGTATTCAGTGAGCCAGTTGGTCTGGATGCTGTCGTCCAGCAGCGGCGGCAGCTCGTAATACAGCACCTCAAACGGATACTCTTCGTCCGGCGTCGGCGCGATCAGCCAGTTGCTGTAGTTGTAGTCGCAGTAGAACGCAGGCTGGCCGGTCTGGCTCTCGTCGGGCCAGTAGGACCGCACGTATTCATAGCCGCGCGTGAAGACTGGCGTCCGGGTGGCGTTGCCGGTGCCCGCGCCGAAGTTGATGGAGATCGTGTCGCGCCAGCGGTCTGGCTTGGCGTAGACTGACTGGCCGATGATCATGGTGTCGGTGACAACGGCGATGAAGCCCTGCACCTTGAGCTCGCGGGAGATGCGGCGCTCGGCCAAGTTTATCAGGCGCGGGATTTGCTCGTAGACGACGGCGTCCGACGCCAAGGTCGCGCCACGCTCCAAATAGCGCCGCAAGTCCTGCTGGAGCGTCTCAAATGTCATCGTGGTGGCCATATAGCGAACCCTGTAGCACAGTGCGGGGCGGCTGTAACCGCCCCGCAGCGTGACGATTGTTAGCTGATTGCGTTGCGCAGGGTCATGCCCAGCACCGCCGTGACGGCAAGTTGTGCCGCCTGCGCCGCATTAGCGTCGCCTACGAGATAGCTAGCCACTGCACCGAGGAGGCCGAGGCCGCCCACGACGTAGGTTTTCTTGCCCTTGAGTTTACCCATTTTCGTTCTCCTTCAGCCACGCCGCCACGTCGAACGAGGGGCAGGCTTTGTTGACGCCCGGCCAGTCGCGATGTCCGCGAACTACGAGGCCGGGGTAGCGCGCCTTATACGTTCGGATTAACGTCAAAAGCGACTTCTTTTGCGCGTCGGTGCGCGTGTCCTTCGGTGCATGCATGTTGGCATCCATGCCGCCGATGTAGCAAATGCCGATGTTTCCGGTGTTGTGGCCGCCGACGTGGGCGCCCTTCTGGTCATCCTTCAGCGTCTGGTGCGTGGACCCGTCCAGCTCAACAACCCAGTGATACGACGTCTGGCCGAACTTAGCCTTGTCCCACTCGCAAATCTGCGCGGTGGTGACGTGCCTTCCTTCCGGCGTCGCGGCGCAGTGGACGGTCAAAAACTTAACTGGGCCAAGGGTAGCCATCAGTTCATCTTCAGAATGATGCCAAGCAGCATCACGATGATGGTGCCTGCGACCGTAAGGCCGATGCCTTCAATCCGCTTCAGTCTGGCGCATAGCCCTTCATAACGAAGGGTGCAGACTTCCTCGTGAGTGGCGAGGCGCGCCTCGGTCTTGTCAATCGTGGTCATCACTTCAAGTTCCTCAGCTTGTAGATCGTGCGCAGGTACACGTCGCCGACGCTGTCAAGCAGGTTGGCCACGGCGCGGTTGCCCCGGCAGACGTCCTCGTGGTTCTCCTCAATCCACGCCGCGTCGCCCTCGAGCAGCTTCAGCGGGTCGGAACTCTCGGCGTCGGGTGCGGGGATGCTACCGATCAAGTCGAAGGCGCCCTGATACGCCTCCACGAGGTTGTCGATGGCCTTGATCACGTCGTCGTAGAACTTACCGAGCGCCTTATGCTTGGCGTAACTGCCGGTTCCGGTCGCGCGCCAGTGCGCAAAGTGCGCCACATTGCGAGCATAGAACACCCGGCTGATGAGCTGCTCAATCATTTACAGTGTCCTCTCATGCGTGGTGAAGACGTCGGCAGCGCACGCCGCCGACGTCCCCCGAAACCGGGGGGAGCGCGCCCCGGCGTGGCTCGTGCCCGTCACGGATTGACGCTCGGGATAAGATCCTGCGCCGCCTGCGCCGCCGTCACGTCGAGAGGCGTGTCGGGGCGCGGGAAGCGAAGCGAGATGTCTTCCGGCTGGATCGGGGGCAGCCGGTATGGGTCGTACTCGTCCACGTCGTCCTTGCAGACGCGCAGGCCGGGGTAATTCGGATCCGGGTATAGGTCGCCAATCGGGAACTTGCGGCTGCACCGGCCGCAGATTGCGATGCCGAGGGAGGCGTTGCCCGAGGTGTCAAGGAATACGGCCACCGGCGGCTACCTCGTGTACGCGCGAATGTTTGGCGCCAGCATGATCGGGCTGTTGTCGTACTCTTCCTGCTGCGCCGTGTAGAGCGCCTGCTGCGCCTTCTGGTCGAGCATGGGGATGAGCGCCGGGTCAACCTCAAGCATCTCCATCGCCATCTTGGCGGCGAGCATGGAGACGATAGCCTCATACCAGCGCTGGGGAACCTCAAGCTCCTCCGTCATGGTGCCGACATCCATGATGTGGCGCTGCACCCACACGACGAGCTGGTAGACTGTGGCGGCGTCATTCGGCACCGGCCAGAGGTTCATGACGGGCGACAGCGCCTGCCGGTCGAGCCAGTATTGCAGCGGCCGGTTCGACTGGAACGACTTATTCGGGAGGTTGGTGTAGTCGTCCCGGTTCATGCGGGCGAGTGGCAGCTCGGTCGGCGTGTTGCCGAGGTAAATCTGGCTGAATTGCAAAGTGCCGGAGATCGCGTGGACGCGGAAATATTGCGTCGCGATGCTGCTGTAGAGGTCATACCACGTCCACTGGTCTGCGGTGGCCGACGGCGTCTCGGTCTGTATCGTCTCCCACACCACGCCGTCCACCGACCGCTGGAGCGCGATGGGGACGGAGGCCGCAGACCACAGGACGCCCACCGTCGTGACGAAGGCGTCGCCGCCGAAGTCCACCGTGCGGTCGGTGCTGGTGTCCGTCTCGGTCCCGTCCACCTCTTGCAGCGTGCGCAGGTTGCCGTTCAGGATGTCCACGGTGCCCTGCAACGTGACGACGGTGCTGACGCCGGGGTAGATCGGGTATATCGTCTTCTGGACGCACCACAGCGGCAGGCTCTGGTTCGCCAAGTCCGACAGCAGCAAATACAGCTGGTCGTTGGCGATGTCGATCTGCTCGGAGGAAATCTGGGCGGCAGGCACCTTGCACCGGCGGATCGCGTTGTCGATCACGCGCCGGGTGTTGAACACAGTCTGTGATACGGTTCCTGAGAACGCCATGAGGTGCCGCCTGTTTCCTAACGCAGCGGCTCGCCATTAAAAGCGAACCTCTCTAGCTGCCGTGTCATATCGCATGTCGGCTTCATTGTAAACGCTAGCATCCGATGGGCATTGGTTGGCGCGCCGCCGTCGGCACGGTCATGGCCTGCCTCGCAAGCTCGGGAACGGTCATCGCCTGCCGCGCCGCCGTCGGCACGGTCATGGCCTGCCTCGCAAGCTCGGGAACGGTCATCGCCTGCCGCGCCGCCGTCGGCACGGTCATGTCGCCCGGAAGGCAGTTCGGGTGCCACGGGTATATGTAGACGGTGATCTCGTAGAACGTCTGCGTGTTCGTGTAGAGCGCGGGCTCGATAATCTGATCGTAGCTCAGCGTGGGGCCGTAGAATGTCTGCGTGTTGGTCGTCAGCGGCGGATACAGCGTCACCGGGCCGACGGAGACGGTGGGGCCGTAGAACGTCTGCGTGTTGGT